AACAAAGTTTTTTAGGGTGCCGGACCATTCCATTTCAAAAACTTCACTGTCGTAGGACTGACGCTTGTAAGCGGTAACGAACCATCCGTCGATGCGTTTTTTGAGGTCGTAGCGGTATTCGGTATCGCCGTGGGCTTCGTGTCCTGCGGTGAGTTCTGCTCGTTCGTTAGCCCATAGGAAGCAAGGGAGGAGGGGGCGTTCAGCCACACGCATGAAGTCCAGCGTGTTGCGGAAGTAGAGGGCGGCACCCTCAAAGTATCCATCGTGGTGAATATAGAAAGTGACGGTGCTGAAACCGCTTTTGATTTGATAAGTAGCTCTAGTAGACATTATTTGCTCCACTCTAGTTGCCATTGGATCTGGCGGGTTAGTCGATACGCTTGGGCTTTGGTATAGGCGACTGCTTGTACCAAAAACCCGTGGTGCGGGTGATCTTTTGGCATTTCTGCTAAAGCGGTTTGATAAACGCTTAGACGCTCTACCGTTTCGGCTAAAGTTTGTTTTAATTCCATCTTGCTTCCTCGTTGTTGATGGGTACCATTATAAAAGAAATTTTTAATAAATAAAAGGGTTTTTTTGCACAAAGGGTAAAAAAATGCGGTATCATTGCCAGCTACCACAGAATGAACACTGAAACAAGGATCATAAATGGTCTATTTGAAGCGATTTGCATACCTTGATTCTGGAACCATAGGCCGAATGTATGCCGGTGACTGGAACTGCTACACCATCGAAAGGCCGTGGAAAAACAACAGGCCGAATGTTTCGTGTATCCCTGAGGGTAAGTACACATGCCAACCTTTCAGCGGGACTCGATTCCAAGACGTTGTGCAAGTAATGAACGTGCCAGACCGTAGCTATATCCTTATCCACGCTGCCAACTTTCCTCAAGACGTAGAGGGTTGCATCGGTGTCGGGAGTAGTTTTGTTTCGGACGCACTCGAACCGGCTGTTTACAATTCCAAGAGAACCCTAGCCGACTTCTTTGACGTGGTTGGCTATGAGTTTTATTTAACCATTAAGGGTGTGAGGGCTGAATTGTGAAGTGGAACGCGATCAAAGGTTTAGTAGGTGCAGTGGCACCGACCATAGGAAGTGCCATAGGAGGCCCAGTAGGGGCCGGAGCCGGCAAAATACTGGCACAGGTGCTAGGAGTACCGGCAGAGCCAGAAGCCGTCCAGAAAGCTCTCAGTGAAGCCTCACCAGAACAACTGGCAGAGATTAAGAAAGCAGACCTAGCCTATAAAACCCGTTTGGCAGAGTTAGAGGTGGATATCTTCGAGCTAGAGACTGCCGTCATTCAAGACGCTAGAAAGAATGCCGACTGGACGCCTAAAGTCTTGGCGATGATGGCGTTTCTGTTTTTCGGTGGTTATGTGACCCTAGTAACGGTTCAACCGCCAGATGCCAACTCAGAAGCGGTAATAAACCTCGTCTTGGGATACCTAGGAGGAGTGGTGTCAGCGGTAGTGTCTTTCTATTTCGGCGCAAGCCATACATCGGATAGCTAATGAATCAGAATCTTGAAGTCGCTTATATAGCCACAACGGACGTTATTCCGTACGCAAACAATCCACGCACCCACAGTGAACAACAGGTGGCTCAGGTAGCGGCAAGCATCAAGGAGTTCGGTTTTAACAACCCGATCCTGCTAGATGAGCATAATGGAATCATCGCAGGCCACGGTAGGTTGGCAGCGGCGCAAAAGCTAGGGATGGAGTTGGTGCCCACAATAACCCTAGCAGGACTAACAGAGGCGCAGCGCAAGGCGTATGTAATAGCAGACAACAAACTGACCGAGAACGGGGGATGGGATACCGACATACTGGCAGGTGAGGTCGATAGATTAAAGGAGTTGAATTTCGACTTAGATATTCTGGCGCTAGATGACGATCTCATTTCTGCCATAAAGCTAGATGAGAGCATATCTGGCGATTCGGACAATCCATACACGCAAAAAGTAGAAATACCTGTATATGAGCCTACCGGCCCTAAACCAGAGCTGGAGAGCTTGTATGACGCTACCAAAGCGATAGAGCTATGTGCGGCAATTACAAAGTCTGCGCTACCGAATGACGAAAAGGTATTTTTACTCGCAGCGGCGAACCGTCATGTGGTATTAAATTTCGAACAAATTGCCAATTACTACGCAAATTCCAGCGCAGAATGTCAGGAGCTTATGGAAGATAGTGCGTTGGTCATAATTGATTTCGATAAAGCCATTGAAAATGGCTATGTGGCTTTATCTGATAAAATTTCGCACCAATACCTAGTGGATTACCCTGATGAAGCATAGGACGGACTTTGCCGTACTAATTTTGACTCACGGCCGAAGTGACAACGTCATTACATACAATACCCTGCGCCGACAAGGGTACAACGGCAGAATTGTTCTAATGGTTGATGACGAAGATGACCAGATAACCAGCTATAAAACCAAATACGGTGACCAAGTTGTAGTTTTTAATAAGCAAGCCGCTATTGATATGACGGATTCTGGTGACAACTTCGGTAAGCGAAACTCGGTTGTTTACGCTCGTAACTATACATTCAAGGTGGCGAAGCAGTTAGGTATACAGTATTTCTTAGAATTGGATGACGATTACACGCAATTTCGTTACACGTTTGACAACAATCGGCAATACATAACCAAAAATATCGAGATAAAAACCTTGGACAAAGTTATCGAAGCGATGCTGGATTTTTACATACAGTCTGGCGCAACGACGATAGCGATGTCACAAGGGGGTGATTTCATTGGGGGCGAGGGTTCTAAAGTATCTGCTTTGCATAGATCGGGGCAGTTTTCAAGAAAGGTAATGAACAGCTTTTTTTGCAGCGTAGATCGACCATTCAAGTTTATGGGCCGAATTAACGAGGACGTCAATCTTTATGCCGAAAACGGGGGGCGTGGGTCTCTTTTTATCACCGTTCCTCGTATTAGGCTTGAGCAAAAGCAAACACAAGCTAACGACGGTGGCCTGACCGACATCTACTTAGACCTTGGCACGTATGTAAAGAGCTTCTACAGCGTTATGTACGCGCCCTCTTGCGTCAAGATTAGTGAGATGGGTGTCACTTCTAGGCGGCTGCACCATCGCGTGAGCTGGAAGCATACTTCTCCAATGATAGTGCCAGAGAGTTGCAAAAAGTATGGCTAGACCACGCATACCTATAGATTGGGATCAGGTTGATAAGATGTGCGCCATTCACTGTACAGGAGAGGAGCAGGCCGCCATCTTGGGGATTAGTTACGATACGCTCAATCGTGCTTGTAAGCGCGAATATGAAGTCAGTTTTGCGGAGTATTTTAAGCAAAAGGCCAGTCACGGGCGAATGAGCCTGCGGCGTAAGCAATACACTGCCGCAATGGACGGTAACACCACAATGCTTGTGTGGTTAGGCAAGAACTGGCTAGGACAGTCAGATCAGCCAGAAGTAGAAGCGCAAGACTTGCCACCAATCGTCATAGAGCGGGCGAGTGAGGCTAACTAGACCTCAAGATGCAATCTTCTTCAGCGAATCACGGTTCAGGGCCGTGGTTGCTGGTAGACGATTCGGTAAGACGTTTTTGTCTACTCACGAGCTTCTTCGTGCTGCCCTAGAAGATAAGAACCGAAACTGCTGGTATGTAGCGCCGACCTACAAGGCTGCAAAAGAGATAGCCTGGGATATGCTGAACGATGCTCTGCCAGATGGATATGTGACGAAAAAGAATGAGAGCGCATTGTCCCTGGTGTTACGCAATGGCTCTACCATATCCCTCAAAGGGGCAGAGAAGCCAGATAACCTCAGAGGGAGGGCGTTGGACTTTGTTGTTCTGGACGAGTTTGCAGATATGCGAAAGGAAGCCTGGTATGAAGTATTGCGTCCAAGTCTGTCGGATAGGTTAGGCTCTGCTCTATTCATTGGGACACCAAAAGGGCGAAACCATTTCTACGACATTTGGACGCGAGGCGCGGACGGCGAGGAGGGCTGGCAAGCCTTCCAGTACACGACCATCGAGGGCGGTAATGTTGATGAGGCTGAGATCGAGGCGGCGCGGAATGACCTAGACGAGCGGACATTCCAGCAGGAATATGAGGCCAAGTTCGTTAACTACTCCGGCATTATCTACTACGCATTCAGCAGAGAGGAGAGCGTGCGGAAGGGTTACATGAACGACCAGCTACACATCGGCATGGACTTCAACCTTGACCCAATGAGCGCAGCAGTGTGTGTGAGAGAGGCTGACACCATCCAAGTGA